AGAATAATTTTTATCTGGCAACCATGATTGAACAGGCAGTAAAGTATGTAACCCCAGAAAGCTATGAGGTATTGAAGTACTTGCAGACTACAGCGTTATGTTTCAATAAAGAAAACAAACCTATCTCTTGGCATACACCATCAGGGTTTCTTGTACAACAGAACTACTACAAGAATGATGTTAAAAGAGTAAAGACTAAATTAAGTAACTCAAGTGTTAGGCTTAGTCTAGCTGAACCTGATACTACTAAGGTGGACAAACGTAGACAAGCACAGGGTTTTCCTAGTAATTATATACATAGTCTTGATGCTGCACATTGTCACATGAGTTTGGTTGAAGCAAGCAAACATGACTTAAAAAACTTTTGTGTCATACATGATTGCTATGGCAGCCCTGCAAGTGAGCTTCAAAGGTTTATTGAATGTGTAAAGCAAAGTTTCTTTAAAATTTATAGTGACAATAATTTAGACAACTTATACCACCAAACAACCAAACAACTTAGTGATATCAGCAAGCTACCAACAGCACTAGATATGGGAGACTTTGATATTGAAGATGTGTTGACAGCACCATATATATTTACATAGCAAGAGATCAAGGTATAGTTAGGGAACGTCTTTTATAGACGCAATAAAAAGGAAACCAAACCAAGAGAACAAACATGGAAGAACTCAAGCCAGAGACTATTAAGATAGTCACACCCAATCCTACAAACTTTAGGTATTCATATCTTGTAACCCCTGACGAGTACAAGGGTGTCAAGAAATATAAAGCAGAATGTCTTATCAAGAAAGGCATAATGATGAAAGATGAAATGGGTAGAGAAGTTGATGCAGTAGAGCATATCTTTGAACAACTAGAAGGGTTACTTGAAAGATGGAAAGTTGCTTTGAAAGAACACTATCCAGATAGAAAGTTTAGTCTTACAAAAAACAAGCATGGCGAACCATCATTACCTTACTTTCTTGAAGATGATTACCTTGTAATCAGGACAAGTAAGAAGGCTGGTGGAGTAAAACAAAATGGTGATGTATGGACTAATCCACCTGTTACTTTTTGGGCTAACGAAGACCCACTACGTCTAATGACAGACGAAGAAAAGAAAGAGTATGAAAAGATTAGTCCTATGACAGAAGGGCAGATGTCTATGAAGTGTAGTGGCTATGACGCAGGTGCTAATGGTGTCGGTATCAGATGCCAGCCTTTACAAGTCATTGTAAGAAAGCACGTTGAATGGACAGGCAGCCCAGACTTTGAAGCAGCACCACCGAGTAGTTATGAAGAAAAAAGTACTGCGTCAACAGCAGCCGACTTCTAAATACAAGAGTAAATTTGAAAGTCAATTTGCTGACAAATTAACCAAAAAGAAAATTATCTTTACCTATGAAACTCTCAGCATTGACTATGAAATCACTTGCACCTATCGCCCTGACTTTATCCTCAACAATTTTATTGTTGAAACGAAGGGCTACTTCTCGAAAGAAGATAGACGCAAACATCTTGCGATTAAGGAGAAACGACCCGACCTAGATATAAGGTTCTGTTTTCAAAATAGCAGAACCAAACTATCCAAAGCCAAGAACTCTATCTCTTACGCCAAGTGGTGTGAGAGACATGGGTTTCAATACTGCGACAAATTTATTCCTGATGATTGGTATGAAAAGCCAATACAAAAACAAAATAGTTTGCCCTGAGTGCGGTAAAAAAAACTGTGCAGTCTTTGATGATGGACACCACCATTGTTTCACTATGGACTGTGGCTACACCTACTACCCAAACAAAAAAGAAAAGCAAGTGACCAGTAAGATCATTCCTATTTACAAACCAAACCCACAGTTATTAAAGGTAACACCGATTGCTTTACCTAAACGTGGAATCACTAAGGAGACTTCAGAACTATTTGGTTATGGTATGTCAGAGTACAGAAGACAACCAGTACAGGTAGCTACATATAAAGATCAGAAAGGTAATGATGTTGCACAGCATATAAGATTCCAGGACAAGAAGTTTATATGGATAGGAGATATGTCAAAGGTACAGCTATGGGGTCAGCATTTATGGAGACAGCATGGAGGTAATGGTTCTGTCTTTATTACTGTCTGCGAAGGAGAGATAGATTGCATGAGTGCTAGTCAGATACAAGGTAACAAGTTTCCCTGTGTATCTATACCATCAGGAGTACAGTCAGCATCTAAGTATTTGGCAGCAAACTACAAATGGCTGGATAGTTTTTGTCGTATCGTTATCTGCTTTGACAATGATGAAGCTGGTAACAAAGCAGCAGAAAAATGTATGGAGGTATTACCAAGAGGTAAGGCAGCTATAGCAAGACTAGATCGTAATGATATAAACGATCATCTTGTATTAGGAGAAGGTGAGCTAGTCAAAGACAGACTATGGAAAGCTAGACCAGTAAGACCTGACTCTCTTATCAATGCAGCAGACGCTTGGGATTTGTTTACCAAAGAAACAAGTAAGCCTGTATCAGACTTTCCATTTCCAAAGCTAAACGAATACACAAGAGGTTTGTTTCCTAGTCAGATATTCACAGTAGCTAGTGCTAGTGGTGCTGGTAAGTCAACGATATGCAGAGAACTATGCCACCACTTTCTAAAAAGAAACCTCAAGGTTGGATACATTGGGTTAGAAGAATCAGTACAAAGAACTCTTCAAGGTTTAGTAGGTATTGACTTGAACATTCCTTTGCACTTAAATGAAGATGGCATAACAAAAGATGATCTGCGGATTGCGTTTGATAACCTCACATCAACACGCAATCTTTTTTTATACAACCACTTTGGTAGTCTTGAGCCTGATGTATTGCTTGAACAGATAAGATACTTAGCTACTGTTGATGGAGTAAAGGTAGTCATACTAGATCACATAAGCATAGTCTTGTCTGGTCTTGAACTAGATAATGAACGCAAAGCAATAGATATAATAATGACTAAGCTTAGAAGTTTGAGTGAAGCAACTGGTATAGCTATTGTATTGGTCAGCCATTTACGCAGACCACAAGGACAATCACATGAGTCGGGCAGAGAGGTTGATACCTCTGATTTGAGAGGATCGCATAGCCTTCTTCAGTTATCTGATGTCGTGTTATCTGCTTCCAGAAACCAGACAGGAGATGCTAGTGAGAGACAGCGATTACAGTTAAAGGTACTAAAGTCTAGACATACTGGCATGACAGGAGAAGTAGATAAATTATTGTACGACCAAAAGACAGGTCGGCTTGTTGTATATGAGGACTTTATTTAATTATGACTTTACTTATTGATGCTGATTGGTTGATTTACAATTCTTGCTGTGCCTGTGAACAAGACACAAGATGGAATGATTGGGAGCATACTCTTCACTCTGATGAAAGAGACATACTTAATCTATTAGAGAACAGATTAGATGTATATAGAACTATTGCTGACAGCAAGCATGACATAGTTATGTGCTTTACTTCTTACCCTACATTTAGACATGAGATATTTCCTGAGTACAAGATCAACAGGATAGGTAAACGTAAGCCACTTGCACTCAAGAGTGTTATCAAAGAAGTAAAAGAAAGATATGAAACTGTTGCTTATGAAAACTTAGAAGGAGATGACGTACTTGGTTTGCTTGCTACCAATGGCAGATACAAAGACCCAATAATAGTTTCAGTTGATAAAGATATGAGAACACTACCATGCAAACTTATAGCTGATGATTCGATAGAACATATCACTAATAAGAAAGCAACTAGACATTGGTTTGAGATGTCGTTAGCTGGTGATGCTGGTGATGGGATACTAGGTATCAAAGGTATGGGTATGGTTACTGCTTCAAAGACTCTAGCCAATACACCTGATACCAAAGAAGCACTATGGTCTAAGGTACAAGAGACATATACAAAGAAAGGTTATACGATTGCTGATGCTATCTTGAACGCAAGACTAACAAGGATACTGCGAGAAGGAGATTATGATTACAATACAGGTGAAGTAAAACTTTGGAACCCATAAAGAAAACCCCAAGAGGAACCACACCCTTGAGGTTTTCTTAGCGTTGCAACAAGGATAACCACTCCCTTGTTATCTACACATTAACATATAATATAGAGATAGCTCTTAAATTTTTGTGTCTTTACCAGTAATTACTGACGAACTTATACAAGCTTTAGATGCTGTGTTTCCTAACAGATGCCCAGACCTATCGCTATCAGATCGAGAAGTATGGTATCGTGCAGGGCAGAGGTCTGTTGTTGACTATCTTATTGAACAGCAACTAAGACAAAAAGAAACTATGTTAACTAACAGAGTCTTGGAGAACTAGCTATGTGTTTTGGTGGTGGTAGTCCTCAACCTAAAGTTGCGAAATATGAAAGCAAGAATGACCCTGTTGTAATTACAGGTGAGCAAGAAGGTCTAGAAAAGAAAAAGAAAAAGACTGAGACAGCAGACTCATTAAAGATTGCTAAACAAAAAGAGACTAAGAATTTTTCTAACCCAACTATTGCTACAGCACAAAAGCTAACGCAAACCAAAAAGAAGACTTTAATTTAGTTCATGCTAGTATAAGGAAAAAATAATATACACCTGCCATGTGTTTTGGATCACGACCATCACCCCCACCTGCACCTGCACCCGAACCAGTTGATTCTGCTATAGAAGATACTGCTGATGCAGTAGTTGTTGGTAAGCAAAAGAAAAAGAAACAAGCTGATACGCAAATTGCTATGGGTAAGAAAATGGGAACTAAATCTTTACAAATACCATTACTTGAAAACCAAAAAGGTGGAAACTTAAATTACCCAACCTAATATGGAATACTCGGCACAAGGCACAACCGCAGCAGGTAGGTATGAAGCACTTGTTGGTAGTAGGTCTGTCTACGATAGAGAAGCAAAAGAATCTTCAAAGCTAACAATACCTAGCTTGATACCAGAACAAACAACTGGTACAAGAGCAAGAATAAAAACACCTTTCCAAGCTACTGGTAGTCGTGGTGTTAACAGTTTGTCAAATAAATTATTAATGACTTTGCTGCCACCAAGCACAGCATTTTTTAAATTAGAAATAGACAACCTTGAAATAAGAAAACAAGGGCAAGAACAAATGAAGAGTGAGATAGATAAAGGACTACGAACAATAGAAAATGCTTTGATGAATCAGATAGAAATATCTAATGATAGGGTTGCCATGTTTGAAGCTATCAAACATCTAGTCGTATCAGGTAATGTTTTGCTATATCTAACTGATGCAGGTCTTAAAGTATATCCACTATCTAAATTTGTTTGTAAGCGTGATGAAGTAGGTAATGTATTAGAAATTTTAATTAAAGAAACAATACACCCACAAGCTTTACCTGCTGCTTTTTTAGAACAAATCAAAAAGAAAGAAAACTATGATGCTAAAACAATGACAGATGATCTTGATATATATACACATATACAAAGAGTTAATGATGATTTCTTTTGGTTTCAAGAATGTAAAGGAGAAAAGATACCAGGCACAGATGGCAGATCAAAGATAGATGTCACTCCGTTTATACCTCTTAGATTTATTAGAGTTGATGGCGAAGATTATGGCAGAGGATATGTAGAAGAATATAGAGGAGACTTGATTAGTCTTGAGTCTTTGATGCAAGCAATAATCGAAGGTGCTGCTGCTAGTGCAAAAACGCTTTTTCTAGTCAATCCGAATGGTGTCACAAGGGCAGCCACCATAAGCAAAGCACCGAATGGAGCAGTAAGAGAAGGTACAGCAGCAGATATTTCTGTCATGCAAGTTGGCAAAAGTGCAGACTTCTCTGTTGCTTTTAGTGCAATACAAAGAATAGAAGCAAGACTTGAGTTTGCTTTTTTGATGGCAAGATCAGTACAGCGTGATGCAGAAAGAGTAACAGCAGCAGAGATAAATCTTATGGCACAAGAACTAGAGAATAGTTTAGGCGGTATCTATAGTATCTTGACTCAAGAGTTTCAATTACCATATCTCAGAAGACGTATGCACTTACTGGTAAGACAGGGTAAAGTTCCCAAGCTACCTGATGAACTGGTCAAACCAAAGATAGTGACAGGACTTCAAGGACTTGGTAGGGGTAATGATAGAAACAAACTAATAGAGTTTATAGGAACTGTAGCTCAAGCATTAGGACCAGATGTAATGAGACAGTACGTGAATGTAGATGAAGCGGTCAAACGTCTTGCTACCAGTATTGGTATAGATACTGCTAACCTAGTAAAAACACAAGATCAGATCCAAGCAGAACAAGAAGCTGCACAACAACAGCAGCTTATTCAAAGTCTTGGGCCTGCTGCTTTAGGCTCACCATTAGTTGATCCTAAAAAATTAGCTGATGCTTCACAACAACTACCAACGGAGGAACCTCAAGATGCCTAACAACAAGTCTAGAAAAAGAGATGAAGACGGAAAGTTTGTCTCTGAAAAAGCTATCGTTAGCGAACTAGGTGTAAACGATACACCAGAGCCAAACGAACCAAAAGTGGTCGAAACTAAAAATGGTCGTACAATAACTTATAACTAACCTAAAAAATTATGACATCATCACAAGTAAACATTTCAGAAACACCACCAATGTCTGCTAATGACTTGGAAAGTTTAAAAGATGAAAATGGTTTATATGCTGGCAAGTTTAAATCTGTAGAAGATTTGGTTGGAAGCTACAAAGAATTAGAAGGTAAGCTTGGTGCTATAGATCAAACCAGAGAAGAACCAGAAGGTAATGCAGAAGAAACAGAAGAGCAAGAAACAGAAACTAATGATTCTGAATTTGATGCTGAAGAATATTATGGAGATGGCCTTGCTTCGGTATTAGAAGAAGTTGGTATTGACCCACAAGATATATCAAATCGTTTTGCAGAGAATGATGAAATTTCTGAAGATGATTACAGCAAGCTTAGTGATGCTGGTTTTTCAAGACAAATTGTTGATACTTATTTAGATGGTCTACGCAATGCTGGTTTAGCAGGTGAAGTAGATGCACAAGGTATCAAAGACTCAGTTGGTGGAGATGAAAGCTATGGTCAAATGGTTTCTTGGGCTATAGAAAATCTACCTGCTGAAGAAGTCCAAGCCTTTAACAAGCTCACTGATACAGGAGATGGACCTGCTATTAAGTTGGCTGTTCAAGGTATCTATTCACAATACAACAATGCTATGGGAGTTGAACCAAATCTTTACTCAGGTCGTGCTGCTGCTAGTGGACCTACACCATATAGATCTACAGCAGAAGTAAAAGCTGCTATGTCTGATCCTCGCTATGGTAAAGACGTTACATATACAGAGAGTGTATATTCTCGTCTAGAAAAAAGTGACGTATTTGGCTAATGGCTACACCTACAAACCCAAAGCTTTATGCAAGAATTAAAGCTAAAGTAAAAGCAAAGGTCAAAAAATGGCCTAGTGCTTATGCAAGCGGACAGCTTGTAAGGCAATACAAAGCAGCAGGTGGAGGTTATTCTTAAAATGAAAAAACTAACAGACAAACAAAAAAAGAATCTTGATAAAACTGGTGATGGTAAACTCACTAAAGAAGATTTCTTATTAGTTCGCAGACTAAAAAACAAAAAGAAAAATGGCAAAGCTAACTCTTAGTCAGATGAGAACTCTGAAAAAACATTCAGAGCATCATTCTAAAAAACACATGGATATGATGAAGAAGCTTATGCGTGAAGGTTCTTCATTCAAAGCTGCACATAGCAAAGCACAGAAACAAGTAGGCAAATGAGTCTTGATAGATGGTTTAAAGAAAAGTGGGTTGATGTCAAAACAGGCAAGAAATGTGGCCGAGGTAAGAATGAGAAAGGCAGACCCTACCCTGCTTGCAGACCATCAAAAAGAGTTAGTAGTGAGACACCAAAGACTACAAAAGAAATGACAACAGAAGAAAAAACTAGATTTAAAAGAGAAAAGACAGGTTCTAAAAAGATTAGTTACCAACACAGAAGAAAAAAAAGAAATAGTTTAAAGATTGCGTAAAGGTGTTATATTTTAAGTAGCTTACATTTTTTATGTCTAAGGGTGTATCAATGACCAAGAAGGACAAAGACCCCACAGGTGGTCTTACTGCTTCTGGTCGTAGAAAATACAACCGAGCAACAGGTGGAAACTTGCAAGCTCCTGTTACTAAAAAGACAGGTCTTTCTCCTAGACAGAAAGCAAGAAGAAAATCTTTTTGTGCAAGAATGTCAAAGGTAAAAGGACCATTAAAAAAAGATGGCAAGCTAACTCGCAAAGCTCTTGCATTACGCAAATGGAATTGTGGGTCTGTAAAAACTTAACAGAGTAGAAATCTAAATATCCTTGTGCCTGATGCGTCAGATACCACTTGAGAGAAAGGATTGAAACGAAGTTAGTTACTCAAATTTGTAAACATTAATCAAGGAGTTTTTCTATGGCTAACGCCACAGTCTCACGTCTTGGTTTGGTTAATAATACTGGTACAGCGTTTGACGCACTTTTTTTGAAGGTCTTCTCAGGAGAAGTTCTAACTGCGTTTGCCAGAAATAACATTTTTAACGAGCAACTTCATTCAGTTCGTACTATCACAAGTGGTAAGTCAGCACAGTTTCCAGTATTAGGAACTGCTACTGCTGCATACCATACAGTAGGAACTCCTCTTGTTGGTGCTAACCAAATCAAGGCAAACGAAAAGATTATCAACATAGATGATCTTCTAATTTCTCAAGCTTTTGTCTCAAATTTAGACGAACTTAAGAATCATTATGACGTAAGAGCTACTTACGCTGATGAACTTGGTAAGGCTCTAGCTCGTACTTACGATCAAAACGTAGCAAAGATGATAGCAAATGCTTCTAGAGCATCTACTACATTATCAGGTGGACAAGGTGGTATCGTATCTAGTTTCCCAACTGGTGCTGGTAACACAACTTCTGCTGGTATTACAGGTGATGAACTAGCTGGTGCTATTTATGATATTGCACAAGCATTTGACGAGAGGGATATTCCTCCAACAGATCGCTTCTGTGTATTACCACCTGCTGAGTATTACAAACTTGCCGAGTCTGCTACAAGAACTGTAGACGTTGACTTCAACCCTGGTGGTAATGGTTCGTTTGCTTCTGGTAAGGTACAACAAGTTGCTGGCATACCAATCATGATGTCAAACAACGTACCTCAAAGTAACGTATCTTCTAACCCAAGTGGTGCAAACAACACTTACTCAGGTGATGATAGTAAGACTATCGGTTTAGTATTCCATAAATCTGCTGTTGGTACAGTTAAATTAATGGATATGACAACTGAGATCTCAGGTCAGGACTACGGAATTATGTATCAAGGTACATTAATGGTTGCTAAATATGCACTTGGTCATGGAATCCTAAGACCAGAATGTGCAGCTACTATTAAACTTGCTGCTTCTTAATTTCAATTTATAGGGTATCTTATTATTAGATACCCTTTTTTTATACCCATGTATCATTCATCTAAAAAGAAAAAAAAGAAAGGTGGGAGAGACTCACTTAAAATTAAAAAGAAGGGGTATTAGATATGGAAGAAGGAAGAAAAACTTTACTAATTAAAAAATCAAAAGACAAATTAAAACCACATCAATGGTTTGTAAAACAAGTAAGAAAAAAATATGATGATCCAAAAGAAGTTAGCAAATTTGGTGAAATTTCTAAAGCTAGAAAAGCTAGAGAAGAAGCTTATAATAAATTAATGGGAGGTATGTAATGGCTGTAGCTGCAACCACAGAACTTGCTTGTATCAATATAATGCTTGCTGCTATAGGTGAAGCACCTATAAATAGTCTTGTCGGTACTCTTCCTGTTGATGCTCGTATTGCTCAATCAACCCTTACTGAAGTAAACAAAAGTGTACAGTCAGAAGGCTGGTCTTTTAATACAGAAATAGATGTAACCCTTACAAGAGATGGTTCTAATCAAATAAATATTCCTACAGATGTTTTGAGGGTAGATGCTAATATTCATCAACACCCAACCATTGACCCTATACAACGTGGTTCTAAATTATACGATAGACAAAATAATAAGTTTGAATTTGATGAAGATTTAATTTGTACTGTGGTTTATTTTAGAGATTTTAATGAGATACCAGAACCAGCTAGGCACTATATAAATATACAAGCCGCAAGAAAGTTTGTTGACAGACTTGTAAGTGACCAAGCATTAAGAACATATACACAACAAGATGAACAAAGAGCTAGAGCAATACTTATGGAAACAGATTTAGCAAATGGGGATCACAATATACTAAGAGGAGATCCTTCTCTTACTAATATCTTTGATACTTACAATCCTTCTAGTGCTTTAATTAGATAACTATGGCTGTTATTTCAAGAGCTATACCTACATTACTAAGAGGTATATCGCAGTCTTCTGATGCTTTAAAACAAGCAGACCACGCTGATATACAAGATAACGCTGATAGTAACCCTGTTCTTGGTCTTACAAAAAGGTCTGGATCTCAATTTTTAGCTTCAGTTGGCAGTTCTACTCTTGGTAATGTTCACATACAAACTATAAATAGAGATGCTAGTGAGCAGTATGTAGCGATATTTAGTAATGGTAATGTAAAAGTTTTTGAGTTAGATGGTACAGAAAAGACAGTAAATAAACCAGATGGTACAAGTTATCTTAATACTTCAAACCCTAGAAGTGTAATGAAAACAGTTACTATTGCTGACTTTACCTTTGTTGTTAATACAAGTATTACACCTGCTATGGATTCAGCAGTATCAAATAGTGCTAGTAATATAACTCAAGCAATTATATTTATAAATCAAGCAACATCTAAAACAACTTATTCGGTAACTGTAGATGGTGTAACAGTAACAGATGACACTACTGGTAATGATCCTTTATCAACTGATACTGTAGCTTCTGACCTTGCAGGTGGATTAACTTCTGGTCTTTCGGGTTTTACTATTGCTAGAAATGGTCCTGTAATACACGTTAAAAAGAATGATGGCAGTAACTTTTCAATAGATGGTAACGACTCTCAAGGTAATACTAAGATGACAATAATAAAAGATACAGTACAGCAATTTACTGATCTTCCAAACGTATCACCTAATGGATATGTTGTAGAAATTGTTGGTGATGAAGGTACAGATTTTGATAATTACTACGTTAAATTTACAACTAATAACGGAAATGCTTTTGAAGAAGGGCAATGGTCAGAAACAGTAGAAGCTGGCATACCTTTTAAATTTAATTACGACACAATGCCACACGTTCTTATACGTCAGGCAGATGGTAACTTTAGATTTGCAAGAGTAGATGGAGATACATATACAATATCTGGTACAACATATACATTACCTAAATGGGGTGAACGTGTTGTTGGTGATTTAGTATCATCACCAGATCCTTCTTTTATTGGAAATAAAATTAATAATGTATTTTTCTTTAGAAACAGGCTTGGGTTTCTTGCAGCAGATAATGTAATACTTTCAACAGTATCAGAGTTTTTTAATTTTTTTCCAGAAACAGTTATATCAGTTTTAGATACAGAACCCATAGACGTAGCTGCATCTCACACAAAGGTTGCAATATTGAAACACGCAGTAACTATGGGAGAAAAACTTATATTATTTTCTGAACAAACACAATTTGTATTATCAAGTTCAGCAGATAACCTTACACCTTCAACCGCTAACGTACTGGTACAAACTGAATTTGAAAGTAACGCAGCAGCACAGCCTGTAGGTTCTGGTTCTTCTATTTATTTTTTAACTAAAAAAGGTTCTTTTGCAGGTATTAGAGAATATATTATTGCAGGTAATCAACAGATCCAAGATGCTGCAAACACAACTATTCATGTACCAAGACTGATACCAAGTGGTATTTTTAAAATGGCAGTATCAAACAACCAAGATATTCTTGTTTTGCTTGGTACAGAAAATCCAAACAAGTTATATGTAAATAGATGGCTATATGGTGAAGGTTTTAGTAAAGCATTAAACGCTTGGTTTACTTATACCTTAAACAGTAATAGGTCTATTTTAAATATTGATTTTATTGGTACTGATTTGATACTGGTAATACAAGAAGCTAATGGTGTAACCCTAGAAAAAATACCATTTGAAACTAATTTTAGAGAGCCTAATGCAGAGTTTGAATATCACCTTGACCACAAGGTAACTGAAGCTACTAGCGGTGTGTCTGTTGCTTACAACTCTGCTACTGGTATTTCTACATTTACAGTTCCTTATAGATTAAGAGCCAATATGAATATAGTTGGCAGGTATCTTGCTAGTAATGAAACAAGCACATTTGTAGATGCTCAAGGCAATACAAAAACTCTTGTATCAGGACAAGCACTAACAACTACTAATGCAGTTGATGGTTCTACTTCTACTATTACTGCTACAGGAGACTTTAGAAATAGTAAATTTATTATTGGTGAACCTTATCAAATGCACTACAGGTTTAGTCAACAAAGATTAACTCAAGGTGGTGGGGGTGCTACTGAACTTATAAGTGGTCGATTACAAATACATCATTTTTATATTAAGTATGAAGACTCTGGTTTCTTTCAAGTAGAAGTAACACCTGAGAATAGAGACACATCTCTACATAAATTTACTGGTCGTTTGCTTGGTGCTGCTTCTGCTTCTATTGGTCAAATTAATTTAGATACAGGTACATTTAAAGTGCCTATTATGAGCAAGTCAGATAGAGTAGATATAGATGTAAAGAACAATACATTTTTGCCTACATTGTTAGCTAGTGCAGAGTATGAAGGAGTATTTCACATGAGGAGTAGAAGAACTTAATGGGATATTTAAGAAAATCAAAACTATCTGATCTTAATTATGTATGTCAAAACATGAGACAAATGGATAGATTAGAAGGTTTATATCAAACAGGTAGAGATCCAGAAGACGCATTACGCCTGTCTTATTTACTTGGTGAAAAAGTTTTAACAATAGCTGGTGACGAAGATCAGCCTATGGGATTGTGTGGAGTAATAAAAGGTGGTTGTATATTTATGATTTGTACTGATGAATTATTTTCTAATAAAAAATATAAAATACAACTAATAAGAAAAGGTAGAAAATGGGTAGACAGTTTGTTGAAATCTTATAAACTCCTATATAATTTTGTATATGCAGAGAATCATACTGCTATAAAGTGGTTAGAAACTCTCGGTTTTGTTTTTATAAAGTATCACGAAAAGTATGGACAACATGAAAAACCATTTTATGAATTTCTGAGGATTGCCTAAATGTGTTCTGTACCAGCAGCTATTAGTGGAGGTTTAAATCTTTTTCAAGGTCTTGCCATGCAAGGTGCTGCAAAAGACGCTGCTGAACAAACTGCTGAACAAGAAAGAGTAGGTGTAAAATCTGCTGAAGATAGTAAGAGAAATCAACAATTAGCTTTATCTGAGCAAAAGGCATCAAAAGAAAAACAAGAAGCACAAAATGTATTTGCTAAAAATATAGAAATACTACAAGCACAAAGTTCTTTACTAGCATCAGGGCAAGCAGGTAACAATATAAATTTATTGTTTGCAGATTTAGGAAGACAGGGTGGTAATTTTAGGGAATCTATAAGGCAAGAGTTAGAATCATTTAGTAGACAATATGATAGAAATATACAAGGTACAGAATCAGAATATCAAAACATCAGAAACAGATTAAGAAGTAATACTATACAAGCATATAATCAAATACCTTCAACAGGATCAATTATTTTAGGTGCTGCTACAAGTGCCTTTAATACTGAACTTTCTTTAGAAGATGGAATCTTTAGCTAATTATGACATCTAGTTTTCAAAGCACAGCAGCCACAAGGATTTACGATAGTCCTGTAAATACTTTTGTACAACCTGTTACTGCTGTACAAAAAAGTGGTTTGGCAGATTTAGCAGAAATCTTACAAACAGTTAATCCAACGTTAGAAAAGTTTTTTGTAAACAGAGCTAATCAAAAAGCAGAAAAGGATAGAAAACAAGCTGTTGCTGATGTTTTAGATGCTGAAATAAATGGTGGTGCTATTGCTGATTTATCAAACAGAATTGAAAAAGCTGAAGGTAGACAGACAGCTAGAGAAATAATAGGTGGTACAAGGGCTTATAGAAGACAATATGAAAAATCCTTAGTAGCGTTACAAGCTCAAAAAAGAGGTAACAGAATGGATAGTGACTATGATGTCACTAGAATAGATACAGGTGCAAAAGATGAAAACGGAAAACCTATATTAAAGTTTTTAAAAGAATTTAGTACTGATAGCAATGAATATAGGACTTGGAGAAAAAGTTACCTTGATGAAGATTTAGAGCTTTTTCAAAAATTAGGCATTGACTCAACTGTAGTTGATGACATCTATATACCTGAAATGAGTAAGGAGATGTTTAAAAATGCTAATTATGGAACTAAACAAAATCAAGCTTTTGAATATAATAAATTTTTAGGATTGATGCCTGATGTTTTAACAGAAGCATCTTTACATTTAAGCAAAGGAGAAGAAGATCAAGCTGGTGAAATTTTAAATAACTACCTGGAAAATATGTATAAAGGTGGTATTACTGGCACAGATGCTACTAAAACATATACAACTCTTATAAATAATATTTATGCTCAAGGTGAAAAACTATTAGATATAGATATAAGCAAACCTGATGCTGCACAAAAATTAGCTCTAGCTGAAAGTTTTCCAGATAGGCTTTTAAGTTTAGTTAAATATGGAGAAAAAGATCTAAGAAGTCATAAAGACTATTTAACAAAATCAGCAGCTTTTGATGAAAAGTTTGAAAGATTAGTATTGCAAAAAATTAAATACAAGAATCAAGTACAACCTTTACTTAACAAATTAGAAATTAAAAATAAGTTTCAAAATATAAATAAAATACCTCTTACTGTAGATATGACAGATGCAGAAAAAACTACAGCAATAGAAAATAAACGAAACGGATATGAAGCGTTAAAAAATGATCCTAGATTTACAACAAAAGAAGAACAAGATTATATAGATCAATTAGGAAAATCAGATAACTATGATCTTAAAAGTAAAATTATTCCAGATTTAAAAAAGAAAATTACATTAGGTGTGTTTGATGGTTTAGATAGTGATTTAGAAAAAGCTATTTCAGATATAGAAAATAATCATGCAACAATGGACAATGAAGCAATTGAGTTAATAGATAAACTTAAAACTTTTGCAGCAAATAGTAATGAATTAGGAGAAGATATACAAACTTCTACAACTAACATAATGAATATAGTTAACGATAACTTAGGTGTAGGAGATAAGTTTCAAGTTCTTGGTGCTTTTAACGATCAAACCAGAAGCAATATGTTGAAATCAACTAAGATTGGTTTTGAAGTTCGAGATAAGATAAAAACATATTATATAGATTATATAGAAACAAATGGTAAACGACCTACCAGTTTAGAAGTACAAGCAATAGAACAACAATATGCTGTGCAAGCTTTGGCTGCTGATGGAAAACCAGAATTTGTAAAGTTAAGAAATCAATTATATCCAAACGCAGAAAATCCTTTTAAAAAATCAGAACGACAACTATATCAAGAAAAAATTGAAGGAATAGATTTAAATAGAGAAGTACCTGCTGGTAGTTTTGGAATAGGATCTACAAAAGATGACGATATGATAAGAAGAGGAATGGAAGGAAGTATTAATAGTAATCAAAACAATAATAATAATTTTTTTGAAGGTGGAATAGATTTAAGTTCTGTACCTCAATTTGAAAGAAGAAGGGGTGCAGGTTATGGCGGTGGTATGCCAGTAGAATTTAATTTACAAGAACTTTTAAATCAAGAAAACTTCCCTGATTTTGGTGGTTTAGCAGAGTTAGTAAGAGGTGGAGAATCTTTAGGTAGTGGTCTTTATAATGCTTTTAATGGTGGTACAACTGATACAGCAGGTGAAATGGATATAACAAGTAAAACTATAGGTGAGATGGAGCAAATGCAAGCTGATGGCAAAGTTTTTGCAGTAGGAGCTTATCAATTTACACCTAATGTTTTAACAGAAGCTAGAGTTTATTCTGGTCTTAGCAAAGATGATATTATGACACCAGAAAATCAAGATAGATTATTCTGGGGTATGTTACTAAGTGGCAGAAAACGACCTTCTTTAGCTGCGTACCTTACAGGTCAAAGTGATGATCTAAATGCAGCACATGAAGATTTAGCATTAGAATTTGCTGCAATACAAGGACCAGATGGCAAAGGTATGTATGATAATGACAAGGCTGGAAACTATGCCAGGATAGATGCAAACCTAGTAAGAGAATCTTTAATTGCTGCTCGCAAACTTTTAATGAATAGAGAATGACAGACTCAAACTTAATTCCACAAGACGAAAATACAGTACCAGAAGGTGCTTTTGGTATTGGGTCTAAAAAAACTGATGACTTTACAGAAAATGAAAGGCTAAGAAATTTTGGGATTAAAGATATACCTCAAGCAATTTTTAACCAGTTAAAAAACAACTCAGGTGCAATCGTTTTACCAAATCAAATTACAGAAGAAGTTATAGAAAAAGCTGCTAAAACTCAAGATGAATTTTTAAAACCAAGATCAGAAGAAGAAGCTACTGCTTTAAGAGCTACCGCAGCAGGTATTGTTGATATACCAAATGAAATAAAACATATAGCTGATTTTATACAGGGTAATCCTTATGATCCAAATGAACTAATTGATTTAAAAGCTTTAGGTCTTGAAAAAGAAGGTGATTTAGATGATGCAGCATATCAAATATTTAAATTTGGTTCTGGTTTTTTAATACCTTATGCAGGTTTTAACAAGGCTTTAAAAGGTATAAAAGGTATAAAGGCATTACAAGGAATAAAAAACTATGACAAGATTGCTACTGGTGCTAGATGGTTTACAGCAGGTGGAGCAGCAGATTTTGTTGGTGTAGATGCTTATGATGAAAACTTATTTAATTTTTTAGCTGATATAGAAAATCCAGTACTTACTAATAGATTTGTAAAACCTATTGTTGAATATTTATCCGCACCAGAAAGACCAGAAGAAGGAGAAGAAAGTAACTTTGGAGAAGCAAAACTAAAACAGTTTTTGACAGGTACAGTTTTTGGAGAAACTATTGGACTAACAGCAACAGCAGCAACAAAATTACCTAAATTAAAAAATGTATTAGAGCCATACGCTGTAAGACTTATTGATGATATTACAGGTGGTCCTAATATATTAAATCCAGAACAGATGGCCGATAGAACTATTCAAGTATTTAAAGATATAAAAAATAATGTTGGAAATCCAAATAGATATAAAAATGCTTTAAAACAAATTAAAAGGTTAAATAAAGCAACTCTTGTAGGTAGTGAAGAATTTTCAGATGAATTTACAAAAGTATTAGATGATCTACCTAAATTTGATGAAATAACACCAAAAACTAAAGTAACAAAAAAAACTAAAACAAAAGCTACTGATTTGCCTTTACAGCAATCAAAACCTAATCCTAAAATTTGGAATGATGTAGAAAGTATTACTGATGATACATGGAAAGCTACAGGTAAAGTTTTAAATAGAGTTGTTATACCTGATGATTTTTCAGTAGAAGCTGCAAGTGCTATGGGCTATGATGAACTGTTGCCTAAAGTAATTCAGATAGCAAAAAAAATTAGTCCTAATGACCCAGAAAAACACATGAGGGTTATTTATCTTGGTGCAATAAAAGAACAAAAAAGATTAGCTACAAACGTAAGTCAATACATGACCGATATAGAACAAGCTTTCATGCTTGGAGAAGAGATACCAGATGAATTATTACAGAATTGGTCAGAAGATGTATCAAAGATGATAAATCTTGCAGGTCCAACTAAAAAGATTAGTAACGAAACAGCAGGTACAGTAAGAATAAATCAACTTATAGATGCGGAACCTAAAGATGTTATTCGTAAATCTGTTGACGAAGAAGTACAAGCAGGTATTGGTGGTGGAGAAAAAACTGTTGAACGTGCAAGAAAAGAAAGATTCCAAACGACAACAAGAGATTTAGTTGAAAAGACTAAAAAACAAATAGCTGAACAAAAACTAATACCAACAAAAGAAGAGCTATATGAAGGTATGCAAACTTATATAAAAAACAATGATATTGAAGGTTTGTTAGGTATTACAAGAAAAGTATTAGCTATGCAGGGTGATAGTAAAAAAATAAGCAAGCTTGTGCAAGGTATGACTTTAACTGATAGGGCAGGTAAGCTTTTTAGAATTAGTAATGAGTTGTTTATAAATAATTTATTGTCAGCACCAGAAACACAAATTATTAATGTTATTGGTTCTTTATTTAATGTTGCTCTTGGTCCTTTAGACCTAGCATTTGGTGCGCCAATCATGGAAAAACAGATGAAGATAAGGGCAGCTAGAGAGCTTGCTACTATTTTTACTTCTTTTACAGACAGCATTAAAGCAGCAGGTAAAGCACTATGGCTTGATAAGAATATTCTTGATGAAAGAAGAATGTTTGGTACACAAGATGCTTATGAAAGATATGCAATAAGAATGATGGGTGATAGTGCTTTTGCAAAAAGTAT